TGGTAGTTGAGAAACTCCCAACGCTCCCCTGCACAAAGACAGAGGAGTCTTGTATCCGAGAAAGCATAAAATTATTAATTGATCTGGCAGAAATCTTTGATCAGAAGATGGATCACTTTAATATTGAGCCAACAGTTAAACACTGGGCCCAATGTATAAGTGAAATATCTCCTGTAAAGGAAGTAACAGATCAATTAGGTAGGAAAGTCAATATAGCTATAAATCGATTTATAAAATTTATGAAGTATAAGCTAGCTGCCTATGTTGCTTTTCATCTAAATGATGAATTACCAATAAAGCTTTTTAAAAGTGACGACCATCCATCAACTTTAATAGGAGGAAGATTTTACCATCATACAAATTGGATGATGATAAAATTCCCTGAAAGAAAGTTAAGTTGGTTAGCCACTATCAAAAGCGCTAAAAAGGGAATGCCTAGACCTGATAAGATAGATATCCAATCTGCGGAAGTCGCAACTTTCATTGCACTAACCACAGAATCGGAAAAGACTGAAGAACGAAAATTTAGATTCAACAATCAAGCAGGTACTGTGACACGTTTAAGAATTCAATATGAGATTGAAAGAACGGTCTCCGAACTCTTCGGTGGAAAGAAATTTACCATCAAAGATCGTATAAAACCATTCATGCCAAGCTCAAGTGCGAATTACAATAAAACAAAATCACAACTAGGTTCACTCTCTCACTTCTTACCCTTAGTAGAGGAGACAAATCTCCACGAGTATACTAAAATTAGTTTTAAAGAAAGGGAAATAGAATCTCGTGAGAATCATAAGATTTATCAATATGATTCAAGCAAGATTGAAAAGAAGTTTAGCAAACTTTATTGGAAAATACTAAAACAAGCAACTAAGTCTGATAGAGATTTAATAGCTCAACCGCACGGTCTCTCTGAAGCTCTTAAAATTAGAGTTATAACAAAAGGACCACCAGCAATAAATTTCGCATTAAAACCTTTACAGGTTTTCATGCATAGTACTCTAAGAAAACATCCAACATTTCAATTAGTTGGAACCCCAATAAGCGAGGAGATACTCAATAGTATGTTTGAAAATACTACTGAAGAAACCAGCTTCCTTTCGGGGGATTACAGCGATGCAACAAATAATCTGCATAGCTGGGTAAGCGAGTACATAGCCCTACAAATAAGTAAAGAAATACAACTCAGCCCTCTTGAAACAAGGACCTTCGTCGATGCTCTCACTAGACATACACTAAATATTGGAAAAAATGAACTTATAAATCCTCAACAGGCCCCTCAAAAGAGAGGACAATTGATGGGATCTATAGTTTCATTCCCAATATTATGTGTAGCTAATGCAGTAATATGTAGAATGGCAATAGAATATCAAAAAGAATTTGAAGATTCTAACCAATTCTATTGGAAATTAAACCAACACAAATTACTAGTGAACGGAGACGATTGCTTGTTCCCAATAGGGAAAGAAGGAAAAGTGTATTGGGCTGAATTAGGAAATTTTATTGGACTGGAGCCATCCATTGGAAAATGCTTCTATAAAAAATATGTTGTAGATATTAATAGTACGCTATTTAGTAGGCATGTTGAATGTACATTGGAGGACGGACAAACCGTCCAAACAAGTAAATTTAAACAAATTCCTTTTATAAATAGTGGGCTATTAATGTTGAAGAAAAGATCAGAAACGGTGAATGAAAAACCGTCAATAGCTGATATCTTCACAACAGAAGCACCATCTATAGGACAAAAACATCGTGAACTAATAACATCCGCACCAAATAGATGTCGGTATAAATTACAAAAGAAATTCATGGAGTTACATGGTAATTTTCTCAAAACCATCAACCTGCCCTGGTTTATTCCAGAGTGGGGAGGTGGAGTGGGATTATACGATGTAACTGAAAGTGACTTTGTGACAAATGCACAAAGTTCTCTTGTCCAGGAATTTGCAGGTCTACCAGAAGATATTGATGATGCAGTAAAATTTCTGCAGCATCGATACGAGGAATTGCAAGATAGACACCTAGTCGATAGACAGTGTCTTCTACAGATTCTCTATAACTGGAAAGACCAAAATTTAAGACCGGCTCCACTAGTATCGGAAGCATTAGTGCCCATACATAAGGCAATCCAAAGAAGACTCCCAACTGTCCCAGAACTAATAGAAGAAAATTCATATAGTAATGAGATGAGAGGAGTAAATGGATACGATGATTTATATGGCAAGTTAGCAGTTGAGGTATATCTGACCGATGAAAAGGTCCAACAGACGATACGACAGCCCGACGATAAAAACCTACACCAAAGTACAATGTTACAGCGTTATAAACACAATGTTGGAGTATGGCAAAATGTGTATAAAAAACACACAAAAACGCCAATAAACTGGGAAGACATGAGGCCAAGAAAATATATAAAATTCTTGCCATGTGAACCAATGTCCAACATACGCTGATAATAATTCTCGGATTTTTGAAAAGCCTAAAATGATCCATATCGTTTACGATATTGTGATTATAAATCTAAATTAGGTTGATTACTAGCTT